ACTGCTGCCGGGGCACAAACCGAACGGCCGCTTTCTCGCGATCCTCGCCCGCCGCCACTTCATAGGCCTCGTCGTACATCTGCTTGAGCATAGGAACACGCTCCATCAACTCAGGCACCTTGACGGCAATGTGGTAGGCCAGGCCAGCGGTCAAAGCAGGCAGGAAACGGAAATTAAGATCAGCCACTTGGACACCATTCCCGGCATCCTGCACCCGGCGCATACGCCAGTAGGCAAAGGTATAGGGGGTGCTGTTATCCGGCGTAGGCCACACCGTGACAGCAGGCAGCTGGTTCCAATAAATCGTTGTCTGGGTGTCGTTATGTTGCGCTGCAGCAGTGCCATTCTGGCCTCGAGCGCAGCCGCCTAGCGTGCTTCCGGTGATGTACTGGTAGTAGATCGTTTCGGAATCAATATCAACGTACCCGTAGGCCGGGAGACCCGCTGCCGAAGTCAGCTCAATAGTAGTGATTGAGTTGTTAATTGGATTAACCAGCTTGCCGGCAATTGCACTCTTTTCCCCCGAGTTACGCTGCACCATGACCTGGATAGGGCGCGCCTGCTGCAGTTTGTTGGGGATAGTGGCGTAAGTAGAGACGCTAATCCGGGTGATGTTCAGGTCGGCCTGAGTGGATGCGGAGTTACCGCCCGTGCGAATGACATGCTCAAGCAGGTCGATCGTGTCCGTTGGCAGCGGATAGGTGTTTAGCCCGGCCGTCAGATTGATGATTCCGGGCTCAATCGTCCACATGTTGATGCCACGGTTTTGCCACTCAATGGTCATCAAGTTCATGGACCGGCGGGCGGTCCGCAGGTCGTAGCCAGTACGCATTTCCCGACCGGCGCGCTCCCAGGCTTCCTCGGCGATCTCCGTGAAGTCAAGGTTAAAGAGGGTAGTACCGGTCGTATTTGCCATTTACTTGCCTTTTGCTGCCCGCATATTGTCAATCAGGTTGGGGTACGGCCGGCCTGCAGCTTTAGCCGCCGCCTTGGCTTTCATCTTTTGATCGGGGCTAAGGGGCTTGGAGGGGCCCAGAGACTTGGGACGCGGTTTATTCCACACCGCGCCACCCTCTGCGTACTGTGTGAAGTCAGTATTGTCCCGGCGCGCTTTACGCTTTCCGGTGGGCATTTTGCTGGGGGAGATAGCCCCCATACCTCTGCTGGCCCTCATGCCGATCTCCTTAGATGATCTTGCCGCGAGTCTTGCCACGCTGGGCGCAGCCATCGGCACGCTGAGAAGCAGAGCCGCCTTTGGCGTACTTTTCAGTCTTTTTGCCTTTTACATCGCCGCCTTCAGCAAATTGCTTGGTCCATTTAACACCATAGCCTTTGCCAACTTTGGCAGGAGACAGGGTTCCACCAGCAACATCCATGCTCATCATGTCACACCATCCTTCCACGGGTTTTGCCGCGCTTGGCGATGCCATCGGCAGCACGCACATAGCCACCTGAACGCATTCCAGAAGCCTTTTTGTAGGCGCTGTCTGCGGCTTCTTGCATCTTGCGATCTTTGGCCTCTTCTTCCATCTGCATCCGCATCTTGGGCGTGACGTAGTTGGGATCTTTCATCTCAGCCACAGTGGCGGGATTTACAAATCCGCGACCTGCACCAGCTTCTTTTTTGGTAGCCATTATTTTTCCCCTATCAGCACTTGCCGCCACGCTTCATGGCAACCATAGTGCCTTTGGTTTTGCCCTTTTGAGCAATCCCATCGCGGCTGGGAGCTGCAGTTTTGACAAACCCCATTTTGGATGCGCCAACCATGCCGCCTTTTTTCATGCCAGCGTGAGCCTTAGATGCAGGGGCCGCAGCATGAGCCTTCAAAGAGGTAGCGATGCCGCCGCCTTTTTTCATGCCGTACTCAGCCTTTTCGTGTTTGATCATGGACTTGGGCGCGCCCTTTTTTTCCATGAACGCAATTTCTTTTTTGGCCATTGCTTTGGATTCTTTCATGTCACCACCTTTTGCAAATTTGCGGCCCTTGTCCGCTTGGTTGAACTCTTTGCCCACGGACATGGGTACACCCACCTTCTTGGCAAACGACGGCGAATGAGCCACCGCAGCCATAAATCTTGCCTGCTTTTTACTAGTTGAGGGCACTGCGACTCTCCTTCATAAAAGCATCAAGCTTTTCTTCCATGCGATCCAAGCGTGCAATCACACGATTTACATCGTTGTGCATGTCCTGTTTGGTTACAAACTTGTCGGCATGCTCTTCGCGAGTTTTGCTCAACAAAATGCCAAGGCGTTTGACCTCATCGGAATGCGACTTCAACAGCCACAGCCCGACACCGGAGACAAACGACAGAACGATATTCCAGACCAGCATGTCCATGATTACCGCATCCGACCCTTTGTTTTTCCGCGCTGCGCAATTCCGTCAGCCCGTTTGGACGCAGATACAGCGCCGCCCGCTTTATACGTTTTCTGCGGATTAAATGCCGCCAGTTTGGGAGCCCCCGATCCGGCCATTGCAACACTTTTGTCCGGCAACGATTGCATATAGTTGCGGAAATTTTGTCGTTCAGGCGAGCCAATTGCGTATTGGCGTCCAGCCTGCCGAACTTGCCGATATGCATCGTCTACCGCCATCCGCTGCAACGCGGCGGGAGAGGCGTTGGCCATTCCGGGCGGAATACGAGCGCCGGGGCCCGGCTGCACAATCGTGCGGCCAGTGGAGCCGCCGTCGTCAAATTTGCGTACTTTGCGTGTTGCCATGCTTTACCTCAGCAATTCCAAGCCCGCAGGCTCTTGTTNNTCCGGGAGTTTGGGTCTTTCGCTGTCTTCTCGGAAGTAAGCTTTTTCTTCATGCCAGTCATCCGGGCACAAAAAGAGGCGCGCCGGCCGGCGTCTTCCTTGGTCTTTGGCTTTGGTGCCGGGGGCTTTAGATTCATGCCCTGGGCCTTCGCAGAGGCGCGACCTTTTGCGTTCAGACCACCCTTGGGGTTCTTGCCTTCCGATCTTTGCCATGCTGGTGTCTTAGCCATTTGCAACCTTTAGACGCGAATGACGCATCTGATCCAGCATTGGGATCAAAACTTCATCGCGGAAATTGTTGGTAAAAGCCTCGGTGCCAATGTGTGGGAGACTGATGTCCACATCAATCCATACTTGGCCACCATGCTCGGCAACACGATCGCAGAACAAGTAGTCCTCGCCAATGAACTTACCGTCCTTAACCGCAAAATCAAAAACAGCAGCAACTGTGCCGTTTCCTTCTTTGTTTTCGTACTGCCACTCAGGGTGAGCGGCAACCATCTTCTCAATGATGCCTCGGCTAATCATCATGAAGCCGGTGCCCACGCGCTTAACACGCATTAGAGATCCGTCGAAAACAAAATTCCCGTTTTCATCGTAGTGCAAATCAAGGAAGAATCGCTTGTCTTTTGCCCTACGGGGATACATCCCGGCCGTCACATCTTTCCCCGTGTGCTGTGCCAGCAGGCGCAACACATCGTCAGGAGAGACGATCACGTCCGAGTCAATAAACAACATGTCTTGTGCATCGGTTTTGAGAAACTCATTGACCAATGAATTACGCGCCATCGTGATGATGGAGCAGTTAGACATGTCAGAGAGAAACACGCTGACCCCCAGGCTCAATGCTTTCGGCATGAGCTGGGCTAACGCAAAAGCTGTTTTGATATTCAGCTTTCCGTCGTAGGCCGGGATCGCAATAAATAAACTGCGCCCCCGAAGATCAGCTTGTTTGTTTTCAGCCATAAAACACGGTTACTTGGGAGTTTGACAGGATTGCATATGCGCTAATGTTGCACAGCACCCCTTCTCCGGGAATAAGAACCGAGAACGGCTCACCGTTTGCAACGGTGTTAATCGTGAACAAAGTAGTGCCGCTAGCGTTTCCATCTTTGATGATTACGCTGCCGGCAGATACTCCCGGCTCAATAACCAGACCTTTTACACGAGTGCGAGAGTCTGTAATTGCACCAGATGCTGCCAGCGAAATAGCTTTGACATCAGTTTGCATCATGGTGATGCTCCT